GGTTGACACGTTTTCCCCGCATTTCCCTCAACCACAAGGATTTATTCAATAACTGAAACTTTTACACTTTTGTAAGGTTCATAAACGCATTTACGCCGTTTGCAGGCATTTTTGTTATAAACGTGTTGTAAACCGTTTTATTATATTTTATTAAATTTTGTAAGATGATACAATATTTTCGCCCCACCTCTTTGGAGATGGGGCTGTGTCTCTAGACGTCTATTTTTAAAATAATTTACCCTCTTTATCCGTATACATCAAATGTCCGTCTTCTTCCGATAAATAATACCATGTGCTTCCAAATGTAATGCGTCCTTTAAGCATTTTCCCTGTACTTGCATCAAACCAGTATCTCTTACCATCAATGTCTGCCCACTTTGTTCGCATGATTCCATCATTTCCAAAGTAATACTTGTCACCTTTGATTGTCTTCCACCCTGTAGCCATATCTCCATTGCTGCTCATGTAATATCTTGTACTTCCAAATGACAGCCAGCCAGCGTGCAGATGCCAATCTGGTCCAATAAAGTATACTTTCTTTCTTCCATCTACATTTTCTTGCCAGCCCATCAGCAAATATTCATCACTTCCAACAAAATAATATTTACCATTTATATTATACCAGCCGCTTTTACAATAGCACTTTTGTTGATTATCATATGCTTTTGTTCTCACACGACCTTTATTATCTTTTCCAAAAGTGTGTAACATATATCTTTCTGTACTCATATTTTTGTTTAAAATACCTCTCACAATTGCCTTTGCACATCTCTTCGCATCCCACACTTTTGCGTCGTCTGCATCATCAACAAAGCAGCACTCAATCAAAAGTGCCCTTGACTTTGTATTCGCAAGCACATAAAGACTTTTACTGTATTTTGTTCCGCGATTATGGATGCCTAATTCTGCTGCAATCGATTCACAGATTCTATCCGAGATCTCTTTTGTTGCTGTGTCATAGTTATATGTTTCCACTCCGCCTGTTTTTCCGTCTCCAGTACCGTCTTTTCTGCCAGAGTTTAAATGGATACTCACATCCAAATCTACGCTGTGTTGGTTGCATTTCGCTACAACTTTGCTTAAGCACCCACTTGCGGTGGTATTTTCGTCGCAGGTGCAGTCGTAGACTGTATTTCCCTCTGCTCTTAACAGACGGATAACTTCGTTTTTTACGATTCTATCTTCCACAGATTCCTGTAAAATGCCAACTGCTCCGGATGCCCCCTGTCCTTGTGGACAGTGTCCAGCATGTACGTTATATGTTCCCATAATAAAATCTCCTTTCCATACTTTTCCACAATAAAAGAGAGCCCATCTCTAAGCTCTCTAAAAATAGTTGAAACTTTATTCCGTTTGCTCTATAATATAGTTACAAAAAACAACCGCCACAAAGTGGTTGACCTTAATAAGCTAACATAGAAAATGCCACCCTATACCGGTCAAAGTAATGAGGGTGGTTTTTCTATGGTTTAAATCATTAGTGACAAATCAAGCAAATGAATGTCAGCAGTGATAAAATGAACATTCCAAAGGCCATAAGGTCTTTAAAATCAAATTGATTTTTATTATTGTCCATCAGCACCACCCCCATTCTATGTAGAATAGAGGTCATCCACCCTGTAACACGGTTGTTCTATTGATTATATTATCATATCCTTTTTAATGTATCAATCCAAAGCTGACCATCTTTCTTATTTGGGTTCTGTATATGTAAGTGCTTGTGTGCTGTCTTTCACCCCTCTTGTTGTATGGTCAGTTACAACACCTAAGATTACAAGCACTGTAAATACTGCATTTACAACCACAATCAACCTATTCCCAAGTTCGTTTAAATCTAATGTGTACCCAAATACTGCTGCTACTGCTTGTACTAATAGCAGTACCGCCGGAATAATTGCAAGCCAAAACTGCTTGTTTTTTAATCGTACTTCCCAGTTAATCTTTCTTGTCATTTTTCATTTCCTCCTAAAAAATCATTGAAATTAAATAGCCAGCTAACGCCGAGATAATTGTCGTAATTACCAATTCCCAACGCTGTGCCGGCTTCCTTTTTAATTCTGCTACGTCTTCATTCAATCTTTCGATTGCTTTGTTTGTGTGATGCATCTCTTTCGTAAGACCAACCATCTCATTTGCGAGTTGGTGTACCGAATCCACAATCTTTTCCACATCACTCATTCGATGTTTTAAAGACCCGATTTCATTCCTATGATCCGCAAGAGTTACTTCTACTTCTGTGTCATTCATATTTCCCCTCCAAATATTTATTGCAAAATAAAAGGACCATTACGGTCCTGCTCTGATCTCCATGCCATTCAACTCCATTATTGACCTATCATCTTTTGCACTGCCTCTTTCCATCTTGTTGGTACATCCTCAATCGTGATTGTTCCATCTTTTATTTTCATAATGTAAAACAACACCATTATGCTTCACCTCCTATCATCCCTGCCATCTCCATAATTGCTCCATCCTGTACGCTTTGTACTTTCTCAAGGGCATCTAGTCTCTTTTCTTCCTCTGTTTTTTCACGGATTGCGAATGTTGCCTCCACTTTTTCATTCACAACATTAACCTGAAATAATGGATATTCTAATCTCATGTCGGTGTAATTTCCAGTTATATTTTCCTCTGACTTAAATTGTACTGCATCCAGATTTCCCTCTTTTAAAATAGCAGATGCAATCGGGTCTAAATCTTTAAATTGCTCTACGACAGCCGTAATAGCATTAAGGCTTGCTCCTTCTTTAATTGTAATCTCTGTTTTGTCTGTTAAAATCATTTTATCCATATTGTTTTAGTCTCCTTTTCCTTTTATTTCTACTTCCACTTACCTGCTACATATACATCAATGTATGTAGTCTTTTGCTTATCTAATCCAAGTTGAACAATATATCCATCAATAGCCTGTTTACTCACACTTACGGATGGGCGCGCCGCCCAAACTATACCGTTATTCATCGCACTTGTTTGGATATTTAACACTTCTGTTGCTGTTATTCCAAATGCTAAATTCGTATATTTTGCGTGATATAATCCTGTTGTTCCAATCTGAACGAATGAAAAGTCTTGATTCTTAATAGTTACCTTCCCAAATGATTCAAAAAAACCATTTTCATATTTCTTTATGTATCCATTTGTAAATTTAACCATTTCAAAATTTGTTTTGCTCTTTAGCTCACTAATTTTCTCGTCCAACGCCTTCCCCTGCCTTGCATCTAGTGCATACCCTGCAACTGTAGTAGTCAGGTTGCTTATCACCTTCGATGTATCCAATTTTTGTGCTAATGCGTCTTTAATTGGTTTCACACCATTTTTATAAAACCGATTCAGAAGGTTTGTTGTGATTACCTTCATATATCCTCACCTCCCCTCTACGCAAATGTTTCTGCGATTATTTTATCAATATCGGATTCTGTTGCTTCTTCTACAGTTGTCCCTGTTGGCGGTGACTGCCACGTTCCATCACCCCTCAAAAACTTATCCTGTGACCCTACTCCCGGTGCTGGCACTAGTCCTGCCTTTCCTGCTACAGATTGTGTTGCCCCAGTCATATTGGAGTATGTTGTATTGTTATCATTTCCCCATACTGCGGTACCATCAGCAGACCACTTTAAAAACTGCCCTGCAGATCCACCTGTCGGAATATGCTTATTCCCGGACGTTGTTGGATGCGTATAAGCATTTGCACCCGGCGCGATTCCTGCTAGTTTTTGTTTTTCTGCTGCGGTGTAGTCATTCGACGACAGTCCTTTCCCACTTTCTTTCTTTACAAACTTCTCTGTGATTTTTTCCGAAAACTTCGTTGCAAACGAAGTTAAGTTTTCTAATGTTATGTATTTCATTTTTTCCTTACCTCCTTAAATAACTGGTCAATGATATCCTGTATTTCCTGTTCCGTAGCATCCATTTCTTCCTCATTTTCCGTATAGGTTCCTCCTATGATCGCATCGATGTCTTCTTTCGTACCTGTTTCAAAAATGCTGCCCTGCTCATCTTCATCCACATAAGTGCCGTCGATGATTCTGTCAATATCCACATCTGTTGCCACATGATACAGGTCTTTTAAGAGTTGCTGAATCTCCAATAACAATTTTCCGTTTTCTGTGGAATCAAGTATATCCTTGATATTCTTAAATTCCTCGGTAATTTTCTGTATTGCAGCCTGCACAGCTGTTACGGCTTCTGAAGTCTTTGCCTTTGCATCGTCTCCTTGGGTCTTCGCATAATTTCCTCCCTTTATTGCGTAGGCTGCTGCTTTATTTGCATTATTGATAGCTTTTTCCGTATCTTTAATTACCTTCTGTATTTTTAGAAAATATTCATCTAGTACTGTTGATTCATTTTCTGATTCCGGTCCGAAGCCGGACAAATCTCTCTCTACTTCTAATACAAACTCATATGAGGATACACTACTTTCCGCTTCTATAAATTCTAGTTGGCAGGCTACCAAACCTTGTTCTGCTAGTAATTGATTCGTTAAATCAATTGTCACAACATTACCCTTAATGTTGCAATTGTTATATACCATTTTTCCACTAGGTTTCATAGCCCAAATTCTCGCTTTAATTTCACTTGTAAGCTTACAATCCGTAACGGTACATTCAAGTTTTCTCCCTGTGTCATTTTGTATCACCGGAATTTTTTTTCGTAACGTCTTGTGTAGTAATTCAATATTGATTCTGCTTATTGCATTCAACATCGCCCCTCCTTATCCTGGTATCCATCTGACTAACGATACTCCTTTGCTTTGTTCCGGATATCGCAAGACATATGTCCAAGGGAAGTTGTAGTACCCATGTACCCATATTTCTTTCCCTGTCTGGTCTCCGCTTGCGCCTCCTGTAATGCCGCCAAATTCATTTTGGCTTGCTTCGACAAGTTGTCCATTTCCAATATGCATTGCTGTATGATTTCCTGGCTTCAGCAAAATGTCTCCTCGCTGCATTCCGCTTCCATTTGAACGATTCACCTGACTTGTCACGTCTATGAATCCTGCTTTTGTAAATACACTGTACATAGTTCCTGTTGCCGGTGTATATCCCGGTCTAGTATTTAATCCCGCATTATGATATGCCCACGACAACAAAGAAGAGCAGTCGTAGTTAGGCCCATCTCGACTGCCCTGATCATATCCGTGACTATTGTCATTTGCAATTCCAATAGCCCAATTTACTGCTGTTTCTATTACTGACATTCATCTCTCCCTCTCTAAAAAGTACTGCCTGATGCTGTTCTCCCCCCAACAAGGATTCCACTTTTGAACTGCAGATAACTTCCATCACTGAATTCTGCTGTTCCTGTTTTTCCCCCGCTGATAGAAATATTATCAGCACTTAACGACAAAAATTCTCCACCACCGATTGAACAAGAACCTTTGCCATTGTCATTAACCAACATAATATTCCCATTCTCCGAAAGAGTTAATCTAGGTTGGTTACTGCCTCCTAACACATCTATCGTAATTCCACCATTGATGTACGAAATTGCACCCGTTACTTTTCCCGCTTTGTTTTTGATATATATGTAACCGTTTTCTACAATAACAGAGCTTCCATCCGATGTGTTTTTACTCTCAAATCTTCCGCTTGCACTAAACCCTTTACTATCCCATCTGCCAATTTCATTTCCAGACGCATCCTGAATAGTCATCCTCCCATTCTGATTATTATATCCGCCGAGGGTAAGTGTGCCACCGTAGATTCTGTCTGCTAGCATCGTTCCCGCCACTATATAATCTGCAAAAAATCCTTTCCCAGTTCCAAACGTAGTCCAATTCCAATCTCTTCCATCTGCCGTTCTTTCTCCGGCAATTTGGAATCCCATTGTTCCTAAGCACATCGCTCCAAACGTCTCGGAATCAGGATCTAAGTCTTCAAATAACATCGCCCTTACATTTTGCTTTTTTGCAATTGTCGATTGCGCTCGCATCTGTGTTTTAACTGCATCCAATATCCCTTGTACTTGTGTGGCCACTACCGTTCCATCTCCACGAATAGCACCTTCTACACGATTAATCATACCGGAAACATCATTAAAATAGTTATACTGGAAACTTCCTAACACAACAGATGTTACCTTCTGTCTAATTGAATCATATTCCAGTTCAATTACCCTTGCATCTGTTACGATTTCAAGATTGCTATTCCTGCAATGTATTGTATCTCCTAGGCTCACATCTTCCAATATCACATAGTCTTTGTACTGCTCTGTATTTTTTAATAAAATCATGTCAGCTTCAATTGTAACTACTGGCTTGTCCAATCCGGAATCGAATTGTTCTTTGCATTTTTTTATCAATGCATCATCTAATTCTTCTTGATTATTGCAAATAATAATCCCTTCTGTATCATTTTCTCCCTGAATGTCAGAAATCATTTTTACATCCTCGAATGACATCGTTACGCTTTTTACAACGGGGTACTTCCCTATCAGATCACTATCTATATATCCTGTTCCTGACAATTTATGTCCATTAAACGCTTTGGGATAGATACGTGTTGCAACAGCATTTACATCAATCTCCTCAGATAAACCATCAACAGAAATATTCTTTCCATATCTAAGTTCTACTCCGTTATCTATTCCTATCCGATCATTAATAACTACTGTAAAATTATCAAATAAGATTTCTCCTCCCCAACGATTTACAAAACTATTGTCTTGATTCCCATTAATCGCCTCAATCAGATTCATGTACTCATAATACGCCGTTGATAGTATTGTTATATTTGACTTTCCTGTATATTTGTTATTCGGTGATGTCATAATATCCAAAGCCTGTTGTCCATTCTTTCCCGTCGGTCTTATGTCCGTCAAAAAGCAATCATCCTTCGCATCAAAAAAAATCGGTTCAAGAGTTGCAGCAACTCCCGAATCTGACTTGCGTTTCTTCTTTATCCGGAAAAGCTGTTTACCATTAAAAGAAGGCATCTTTACAACTGCATTTTCCTTTATATATCTCCAACGTTCTTCTTCGTCAATCGGATGCTCAATTTCAGCTTCCCACGCCCCATTCATCACAACGTGAACAGTTGCTTTCGAAGGTATCAGAGTCATATCTCCATTACATTCAAAACTCTTATTTTCCGCTTTGTATAATTGTATCATTATAAACACCTCCAGTTCGGAATCACCGTTATCTTAAAACCTTTTGACGCACGGATTATATTTTCTCCTTCCGCCAAGTACATATCTTCATATTCCCCTGTAATGGATGTGTTTATTAGCGTTCCATCTTCGCGATATGCCAACATTCTATCCGTATCAATCGTCATATTCTGCCCGACATTTACAGTTATTACTTTTTCATTTACGGTTATGCTACAAGTGCCCTCTCCAGCAATTTTATATATTGGATGGGCCACCTCATAAGGATTATATATCAGTTCTTCTACATTATATTCTCGTATTCCATCCAAAAGATATGTATACGGATCACATAAAAATAATGCTTTAAATGTCCACCCCACTTTCGCAACTCTTTCTATACCATCAATAGATACATTTTTAACTTTAAAGAAAACACTTGCATCGTCTGAAAACACAAGCACATTCGCACCACTGAGTAACCATTTTTTTATCTTACGGTATTTCATTCCCCCTTCTTCTGGATCTGCTATAAAATTCATTTTGATAGGAATTTCGATATCTTCATATTCTCCATCTACCTCAATCAAATCTCCACTTCTCCCCGGAATAGAAATTGATTTGTATCTTTTTTTTGGTGTCGGAATATGCGGACGTTCTGAAATCTTAACTTCAAGTGAATCAGCTGCAATTCCTCCATACTCAATATCAAACATATTTTCCTCCTCTTGCCGATGTATATCTTTTTTGCATATTTGAAATGCCATTTGATGCGGTCTTTACAATATACCCTTTAAATTGCTCATTCCCCACCATCACCGTCACATCGTTGTTTACATTTACAGATTGATTGGCTGCATAAGCAATTTGAGGATTCATAGATAAACCTCTACTTAAATCTCCACTCATCGTCTTCGATACTGCGCTCACTGCTTTTTCCAACACAGGCATATTGCTATATATTCCTTTCGCCAAACCATTCATCATATCCGGCATCCATGTTTCGTACTCCCTGAGCGGTCCTTCATCTGGTCTTGAAAAATGCAAAAATGAGCGAATTTTTTTTGCCACGCCTTCTACTGCATCTGTGACTTTAGATATCATCGACTTAATTCCATCGATCAATCCTTGTATAAAATCTTTCCCCCATTCCAATGCTTTTCCTGGCAAGGATGTTATAAAGTCTATTGCAGACTGGAAGCCGTTTTTTACAACTTCCCCCAAGTTGCTTAAGATATTTTTGATTCCAGATACCAGATTCTTAAAAGTATTTATTGCGGATTCTTTTAGATTATTTGCTGTGTTTACAACAAAGCTCTTTATGCTCTCCCACACTTGTGATGCTGTTTGTTTAATGTTGTTCCAAATTTGGCTTATTACATCCCGAAAGCCCTGTAGCAAAATTTGAGCCCTTGTTACCAACCCATCCACTAAAGATGCTACTACCTCTTTAATTCCAGACCATATCTGGTTTGCAGCCTCCTTAATATTGTTCCAGATATTTTGTGCGTCTAGCTTTAGCTGCTCAAAATTCCCAGTGACTAAGTCTATCAGTAATAAAACCGGACCCAGAATTGTATTTTTTAATAATTCCCAAGCTCCAGATGCAATAGAAACAAGTCCAGACCAGATTCCCTGTATTGTTGTCACCATATTTCGAAATAGTGCCTGTATCGTAGAAACAATTGCAACAACAATAGGATTCTCCATAATGGTCTGCCATGTTTGTATAAAAAAGTCTTTTACCTGCTGCCAGATTCCAGCCCACCATTCTGGTATTGCTTGAAACTTTTCGACCAGACTATCCCATGCTTTTGGAATCGTCTCTGTAAAAAATGAGCAGATTGCAGAAATGACACTGTGCACAGCATCCCTAAACCATTCACATTTTGTGTATAAGAGAATTATAGCTGCAACAATAGCAGTTATAATCGCAATGACCGGATGCCCTTGTATTACAACGAACAATCCTTTTAGCATTTTACTTACCGTAGTGACAAGCTTGCTAATCAGTCCACCTAATGCACTCATTTTAGAAAAAGCTAGCGATATAGACGAAATTCCCATTGCCACTTGTCCGATTATCATTAACAATGGACCTAGCACTGCAATAATTGCACCTATAACAACAATAGCAGTCTGTACCCCCTCTGGAAGAGCCGAAAATTTGTTTACTAAATCGGTGATAAATTCTGCTACTTTCGTAATCACCGGTGCTAATTTGCTACCAATTGTAATCGCTGCAGTTTCCAGAGAACCTTTCATTTCTTCGATTGCTAGAGACCCTTCTCCCATCTGCGAGTTGGCGAGTCTTTGCGCCGCTTCTTGGTCGTTTGTAGCTTTTATATAAGACGCTAGTCCTTCCGAACCGCTATTCATTAGTACAGTTGCTGCTCTCGTTGCGTCGGATCCAAAAATTGTCTGCAACGCGGCATCTCTTTGTGCAGATGATAAACTACCAAGCTTGTTTTGCAGTTCTTGAGCCATGTCAGATGCACCAAGAAGATTTTCGCTCGAATCTCGTGTTTGGATTCCTAGATTGGTTATCATTTCAGCTGCTTTGTCTGTCGGTGCCGCCAGTTTCTGCAACATTGTTTTTAAAGATGTTCCTGCATCACTTCCAACAATTCCGGCATCCGCAAACTTTCCCAACACAGCAGTTGTCTCTTGCATGCTCCATCCTGCGTTATATGCTTGTGCGGACACTTGCGCCAGCCCTTGCGTCAACGGCTCTACATCTGTAGATGATGATGCTGCTGCTCCTGCTAAAGCGTTTGCCGCCAATGCCGACTCCTCTGCCGAAAGCCCGAATGCACCCATTGCTTGAACGACTACATTTGCCGCATTTCCTAAGTCCATTCCGGAAGACGCCGCCAAGTCCATTGTTGCTTTCAGAGCACCAGTTTTAATGTCTGCTTCTGTTAATCCGCCTTTTGCAAGCTCTGTAATTGCCTGTCCTGACTCTTTTGCAGAGAAAATAGTCTCTTGTCCTGTTTCAATTGCTAAGTCTCGAAGCTCGCTCATTTGTGACATCGGCATATTAAGTGCTCCTGCCGCTTGCGACATCGCACTTTCAAAATCGTTTGCCGTATTGACAGACACTGCACCAAGTCCAGCCATAGCCGCAGAGGCTGGCATGATGGCTTGTCCTGCGCTTTTCATTTTACTTCCTACTTTGCCCGTGACAGCAGATACCTCTTCAAGTGCTGCGCTTCCACTTCCGGCAGTATTTTTTAATGTCTTAAGATGTTGCTCTGTTTCAACAATTTCTCTTTGAAGAGCTTCATACTGCGATGTACTTATCGGATTACCGAATTCATCACTAGTCTCTTTTGCTTGCTTTTTCAATTCTTTCAGATGGCTATTGGATTCTTTCAACTCCGATTGAAGTTTCTTATATTCCTCCGTGTCAATATCTCCAACATCTTCTAATTCTTTCATTTTTTTCTTCAATTCAGAAATAGAATTTTTGGTTTTTTCCATTTCCTGTCTTATCGGTTCATAAGCCTTTTCCCATGCATCGTAATTTTTTACGCTTTCTCCAGCTTTTTTATTTGCTTCTTTTAAAACCTTTAACTTATTGTTTGTTTCCTCAATCTCTTTTTGAAGTAAATTATGCTTTTGTGCTAGCAAGGTGGTATTAGACGGGTCTAATTTCAGAAGTTTATTCACATCTTGTAAACTTCTTTGAGTGCTGTTTAAACTACTTTCTACGCCTTTTAACGCTTTATCTAGCCCTGTCGCATCGCCATCAAGTTCAATTGTTATCCCTTTTATTCTTTTTGACCTATCAACACCTCCTTATAATCTATCAATGTCTTCTTGAGTTCCCATCACAGGATACTCATATTCGTCGTTTTTCATCTCGATAAACATATCGTTCACCATCCCAATACTGAGAAGTTCCAAATCAGAAATAGAAATACCACACTGAACACACCGAAGCATGAACAATGCGGTATTGACCTCCCTATCTATTTCTCTGTCTTTTTTTTTGCTGTGGACATTTGCTTGTTTTTCAATCCCCACATTTCTAAGATGTCCGGAAGAACTTCATAAATGCTAAACGTTTCAAACTGTTCTAACCAATCGTCAATTTCCGATGGCTGGTTTGGATCTCCGTGCTTATGCATCAAAAATGCAATGTTCTCAAACATCTCTAGCGAATCAATCGGAAGAGTGCTTTCTGTATCTTTTTCAGACTCTTTTTTTATTTTTTCTTGTAATGCCACCTGTTTCTGTAATTTCTGCATATCTACAAAGATATCCCGCCCAAATTTTAAGCGATACATCCTTGGGATTGCTGCAGAACTTTTGAAGTTGCATTCGATCCCACTAATTGTAAGTGTCTTTCTCATCTTGTTCACCTCTGTGCTAATTCATCATTTTTTTTATACACTTTTGTAAACCATTTATCTTTTACTTTCGCATAACTTTCTTTTGTTGTTTTAGCTCTAATCGTTCCATCTGCAGATGCCGCACAAGAAAGAGTCACAGTATCTGTATCAGGCTCTTTAGAATCCGATGTAGTCTTGGCTTCAAGATTTGGTCTTGTGGCCGTACAATTGTAGAACCAAAAAAGCGTAGGTTCTGTATCTCCGTCAATCTGTAGTCCAAGCGCAAACTCTTTTGCTTCGACATTGGAATTTTCAATCAATATTCCATTTTTATCTTTCTCTTCTCCTAAGATTTTTTCGCGGAATTCGTCAGTGATCAACGCCATTTCCAAATCACCCTCGTATCCACCGTTCGATGCAGCTACATAGTATTTTATTCCATCTGCATAGAATGGTGTTAATTCTCCTTGCTGTTCGAGCGAAATTGACACAGCTCCCGGAAGTTTAAACGGTGCGTCATAAGCTCCACCTCCCTGTTTTAATGCAATGTGTACATTGCTAATGTTAAATTTTACTTTACTCCTTAAAATACCTCCTATATTTCAAAAATCACTAGAATCATTTTTTCTGATTCAATATAAGTTTCTTGTTTTTCGTAATAAATTTTGTTTGCTGTCAAAAAATCAGCAATCTTTTTCTCTGTAATTGGGTCTTTTTTGTCACAGTACAGTTCAATGTCGATATCTTCTATTTCATGATACACAATTCCGTCAGCGGAGAAGTTGTCACTCCCCATACCTTGCAAGACGATGTACGGACATTTCGGAACGTGACCCTCTGCAAAATGGCTGTATGCTACTTGGAACCCGAGATTTTTTAGACCCTCTACTAATTCTGTTAGCATCATCTTCCCAATCTCTCCTCTATTCGTTTTTCAAATTCTTCATTGCACCAATCTTCTACCGGCTTAATGTGCACAATACCTTCTACTCTGCCACCTCTGTCCGACTGATGTCCATTTTCCAACAAGTGTGTCAGCCCCGGCTTCTTTTTGTTGTGAACGACAAACTCAAACTTTCCATTTCCTTTCCTCTGATAGGTTACGCCCCATCCGTCTGCATAGTGTCCTTTTCTACTTCCTCTCCCTCTCGGAGATGTTTCTTTCAGCTTTTTTGCACCTTCTTTAGCTACTTCTTTTGCAATTTCTTCAAACTCTTCTTCCGTTATTTTTCGGAAGTCCATAAGCTCTTTCATTACTACATCAACTAAACCATCAATATTTGCCTTACTCATCCGAATGCACCGCCCTTATCTTCACAATCTCATTTCTGAATTGTACATTATCAATTGTCTTGATATTAAAAATTTTTCCTCTCCACACAATACGATAATTTTTCACATCAATTTCATCAAAGAATTTCTTCCATCTGCACACGAAGTCCACCGTGTTTTCTTCTTTTAAAACCGCAGCCTCCCAATATTCTTTCCCAGAAAGACCGTTCATGTACGCATAAGTCTTTTTAAAAGGTTTCCATTCTTCTACCGGATTTCCAATACTGTCATAGTTGTGCGATAGCTTTTCGATGCTTATCTTCTGTGTGTATGCCCCAGCATCCATCAAACCACCTCCGAATCAGGTGTAGGTACTAGATTCGTTCTGTGCATGCCTAAAATAGCATCAACTACGATATTTATATTACTTTTTTGTATCGTCATCGATCGATTATCCCACATGTCCGAAATTAAAGTAAGCACTGCTATTGTTACATCTTCATGTTCATCTAATTCATCTTGCGTGAGGCCTGTCTGGCTTTTACAAAATTCAATAGATGCCTTTTTCATAGCTTCCAATAGAGATATATCCTCATCTTCTAAATTATCCGCATCTTCCCTAATGTGATTTAGAATCGTTTCTTTCGTGATCTCGCTTACTTTCATTTCCCACCGCCTTTCTTATCGGTTTTAAATTCCAACAATCAACAAAAGGTGCAATAGCTCCAATACATTCTATTACACCTCATTTATTTATCACCTATCCCATAATTCCAGCCGCTTTCAATTTCGAAATAATTTCGTTAATTGCCGTTTTGTTGGCATCTGCAAGCGTAGCAATCTTCTGTACCTCCGCTTGTGCAAACTGCCCACCGATTGTTCCTGCGTTCTGTGCGGATACTGCTGCAACTGCACCGGCTTTCTTAACTCCTCCAATAGCAATTCCTGCCGCAGGCAATGTATACTGTACTCCTGCTCCTATTGCAGTTCTTGCGGCTTCCTGAGACACTGCCTTCATAACAGATTTTCCCACGTCTGTAGCTCCGTTTAGGGTATCTACTGTAATCCCTGTTTTGCTTACCCCTCCTGATATCGAATCCCAATTTTCAGCCATGTAGCTAATCACGTCCGCAATTGTTTCTTCTTTTATGTCTTTCTCATTTCCACTGCCTTTTATTGCAACAATGAGTTCTTTTAATGCTTCGCTAATCGTCATAATTATGCCCCCATTTTAAGCGCAGCTAACTTCTGTTCGTTTTCCACTTTAGAGTCAAATTCCATCCAAGCCACGACTCCTACTACGTGCTGTGTTGCGTATTTCTCGCGTAGAACCTGTACTTCCATTTCCTCTGTGATTTTAACTGCGAGCCCAGACATATCGCCGTAATAGATTGCTGTTGTGCTCGTTGTCATATCTTTCATGTTGTCGGAAACGTATACGGGCTTTCCAAGAAGCATGTTGCCAAACGCAGATGTCGCATCATCTTGTAAGAGATATCTGCCATTTCCGTCTTTCAATTTTCGGATAGCCGCTCTTGTCTTAGAGGACATGATCCAAATCGCGTCGTTTTGAAATGCATCTTTTACCGCCGACTGTAAGTCGATCAATTCATCCGCCGTGATAGCATCGCTCTTCTTTGCAGTAATGATATTTTTCGCTTTACTTAATCCATCTACTTTAGAAGCTGTTCCATTAAGTAACTGACCTTCTACCCATCTAGCGATGCTGTATGCCATATGGTCAATCACGAAGCTTACAATGTCAAACTGACTGTTGTTGATCAAGGATTTTGAAATAAGCGTAAGAGCACCTGCAAGGAATCCTTTCAAATCAATAGAACCGAATTTTCCGGCATTGGATGTAAGTTCTGTAAATTCTTCGTGATATCCAACTGTGATATCATTTTCATCCTCTAATGGATAGTACGGAATGGAAAGAGTGCCTTTCACATTGTACTTTGTTGATTTCTCAAGAACCGGGCAGATATCATACACTTTTTTGATGATTTTCTGCGCAATTGTTTTTGGAACAACTGCTCCGTTATCCCCAAAAGTAAGATTGGCGGCGCGATTTTCTGTCACTGTTCCACGAAGGAAATCAGCGAACACTTCCTCTTCTGCTCTTTCCTCTGTATCCTCTTCCTCTTCCTCGGCTCTTTCAGTCATCTTCTCAGCCATCTTGTTCAGAATCTCGATGGTTTTGTCGATTCTGTCAATCTCTGCAGAAATTTCATCTGCTCTTTTTTCCTCTTCTTCTGTAATAGCTCTCTCTTCTGCTTCGAGCGTAGCGTTCAGCAATTCAAGCTCCTGTACGAGTTCTGCTCTTTTTTCGTTTAATACCTTAATATTTTTCTTTTTCCTTAGACATTTCCTCCATATTTCTTAATCATGTTTTTTAGTTTACTGTTGTCCGGTTTAGTTTCCGGCTCTTTTTTATCTTCAAAACCGATATAATCGGCTTCAAATTCTTCTGCACGGATTTCGAAGGTTTCTTCCCCATTCTCTCCGGCTCTTGTTTCCACCGTAGTAGATGTGTACCACGGCCTCATTGTGTCATCAATTAAAGACACTTCCTTTAGCGTTAAATCCGAAATTGTTCTTACTGGCATTCCGTTTCGGTCTGCTCTTTCCTCGGTTGGATTCGTAAACCCAAATGACCAACCACGAAGCCTTTTCTCTTTCGCTTTCTGCACAACTTCCGGATTGTCAATCTCAGCGTGTGCTCTCAGACCAATAGCATCTTCTCTGAGCGTAAGATTAGATTTTGTTCCACCCAGCATCTTGTCCCATTTGTGATTTAGAAGAATCTTTACCTCGTCCGCTTTTGCGATCGCTCTCCTGAATACCCCAGGAGCTATTCTTTCAATGAAATATCCTCCTTTTCGGTCTGGGATTGGTCGGCTGTCTCTGTCTGCAACGTTGACATATCCGTCAATAATGACTTTTTCTCTGTCTCCATCTGCTCTAATTTCAATTCTTGCCCTTCTTTCTCACCTCCTAGCCTATTAGACTGATTTGTATTAGGTGTATATACCACTTTCGTTTTTGGGTCATACAAGACGTCTTGCAGTCCTAATTTGATAAATTCTAATCCAAGTGGTTCCATGTTTTCTTTTTCACGCACTTCATCCACTTGCATCCATCCAGTTTCGATTGCTTCTTTATATGCACCAAAACGCTTGTCAGCATCACCTTTTGTAAGTTCGTATGTGTCTGCTGCAAAAAAGTAGTCTTCTTTTTCAGCTTCTAGTAGCATGGATTTGTTTAACGCTACCATAAAAGCACCAAGGAAAGCATTTACGCAATATTTTATAAATGCCTTATCTCCTTGCTCAGTTCCGATATCATCTGGAACACCCAGGATTGTGCGAATTTCTTTTGCATTCGTCTGCTTATTCTCATTTAACTGCATCTCCACGGATGTATTAGAGGCTTCCTGGAACTCTAAACCATTGTTTAGAATAATTACATTTTCCGTATTATTGCTATACAGTTTTCTCCACGCCGCCTTCAACTTGTCCATAGCTTCCTGAGTTAAGTTCTTTGCAGATTTTACAAAACCTTTCTTATTTCCACCTGTTTTAACAAGCCCTTCCTCGTATTTCAAGGAATTATAAGAAACACTCAGTATTTTACTATTCTCTTCCACAACGCCTACACCACGCATACCATCTCTTGTGTTGCGAAGAACTCTCACGAACTGTTCTGGGAAATACCGTTTTCCCTGCACGAGCACTACATATTCCTTAAAAATTACATCTGCATTCGGTGCGTAAGAAACATGATTTGACTGGACATATCGTAATGACTGGATTTCACTTTCTTCCCAGTCCACATAAATGTTTCCTTCCCCATCCAGCAAATAATCTTTTACAAGTGCTTGCTTCATCATATTTGCATCTAGCGTATCTCCTGTATCTTCATTCAGAAGATGTACCCTCCAATCGCCTTTCACTTCTTCGACACGCTTCTTTCCGCGCTTGTACAGTTTAATCGGCACATTTGCGACAGTTTCCGCAATCTCATTGATTGCCCCGGCCAGTGCTGGAATCTGCATTGCCTTTTCTCTTGTCATTTCGTCATTTCCTAGAAATGCCTTTAAAAGCGGTTCTGCAATCGCCGATTCATCGATCATGTTTGGTTCTGCCCTTTCCTTTCGTTTAAAAAATTTCCTTACTGATTGCTCCTTTCGAAATAAATTTGAAAATCTCCGTCTTTGGATATCTCTATACTGTAAATATCATCTTTCCTGCTTTCAATAATTTCCATCAATGCTGGATCGATATTACTAATCACAACATGCGGAGTCGTTATTATAGCTTCATCTTTTAAAGCGTATCTCATTCTTTCCAAGTCTTCTTTAGGTAAAGCTTTTTTCATTTTAACAAACACAATATCCTCCTATCCTACCTGAACAACAAAATCGTCTGAGCTATACATTACATACTGTTGCAGTAAGTACATTGCATTAATCAGACTTACTACCATGTCGACTTTTCCCTCTGATTTTTTCTTGTTCACATACTTATTTCTATTGGTGTCTTCCGTACACCTTGCATTTTGAAAGTTGATTTCCAACATTCTGTTTGACATATAGCAGAATTGCCGTTCCAGTATCAACTCTCTCAACCATTTGGTTGGTTGATGCAATACAGAACTGTGCTGCTTGATTTCTACACATTCATAACCATCTTCTTCCAACTGCTGCACAGTTGCTAATGCGTTCCATTTGTCATATCCTATCTGTTGAATTTCAACACCGTATTCACTTTCAATCTCAACAATCTTATTCTTAACGAATATATAATCAATCACTTCATTTCCACAAGAGAAGCAATCTCCATTCGCAATCAAGCGCTTGTAATCAACGTGTTCTTTCTTGCTCTTGAACTCCACTTTATCTGTCGGAACAAATCCGAATACTTTTGCATATACGATTCCGTCAACGATTGTTACCATTGCGAGAGCCGTATTGTCATCCGTCTGCGACAAGTCCAAGCCAAGCCATACTTTCTTTCCTCTCCAAAACTCTTTGTTGTTCTCAATCCTACACAGCTTTACTTTTTGGATGTCAATGTATCCCTCAACGCCAAGGCCCTTATAGAGTATGTTGTTGTGCTTACACAAGTAATTCTCACGCTTATTCTCATACAGAACCGCAATTGCTCTTTTCTTCACAATTTCATCGAAAATGTATTTGTGTGCATAAGCTACCGGATTACTCTGGTAGATACATAAATCGTTCGTCTGCCATTCTTCACCAATTTTTAATTCATCGTTTGGTTCGTAAAGCAAAGCGAATGTTCGTCTATCATCCAGTAATCCGTCAAGCGTTTTCTTGGCAATGTCTATCTCGTCTATCATGGAATTGTCATCATTCGGATATTGTGTGCTAATGATAATCCCGAGCTTATTGAACAATGTGATTTGAGAGGATCTCATAGCCTCAATCGGATATTCGTCCATCGCCCCACATTCATCCGCCAGGAACGCATGTGCCATCTTTCCATCCATACCGTCATTTGAATATGCAAGTGGTGTATACTCGTTGTCATTCAAAAGACAAATGATTTGACTTCTTAAAATTTTAAATGCCGGCTCGTCTTCGTCATACAACGCTGGGCTTACCTTTATAATTTTCCGAATCGCTAATTTCAACTCGGAAGAAAGTGCCAAATCAGGAGCTACAGAAAAGAATCGAGAGAAGTCCGGTTCTGTCAGCATTAAAAGTATAAAAATAATCGCACTATTGAATGTTTTAAAATTCTTTCGTGCGATTTCTAATACTGCTGTTGTATAGAATCTTATATCCCGCTCTGTATTCTTTAATTTTGTGCAAAGCGTTGCCACGATAAACAGCCATGCATAATCTTCCAATCCATCGTATATCGAACATCTCAAATCTGGATGTACCATAAGTTTTAACAACTTACATATCTTTTCATAGGATTTCTCATCAACAAAAGCATCTTCATCGTTCCCATCTGCTATCTGTAGCCAACTCTTACATTGCTTTTTAACATATATCGGTGCATATCCTACGTTTTCCTCGACACACCATTTGGCATAAGCGTAAGCCTTTCCATCCTTAACCACTTAATGCCTCTTTCAATGCATTGTTTTTCTTTTCTGGTGTTTTTGGAATGCTCCGTAGAGCAGATGCAATCGTCATGACGTTTTCTTTTTCAATGTCAAATAGCATCTTTCTTTTTGCCTGTATTTGCTTATCGTAGGATATAAGCTGTTTTGCAAGTCCGTCCTGTAATTTCAGAAACTCGACAAACTCCATTTCATCGGAACGCATTTCTAACTTATCCATCAATTCTTGTGCATGTTCTCTTTTCTCTTCGAAATCCGCACACTCCGCAAGCGTTAAGCAGTACCTGTTGATTACACTTCCGTATAGGTCATCGCTCTTATCGATTCCGGATAATAATTTTTTGACTCTCAAAAATTCCTGATGTGCTTTCGGATTATTTTTCACTTCTTCCGACTCTTTTAATTTCATTCCGGAAAGGAGAGAATTTTCCGCTTGCTCCCTGTTCCGTAATTCTTTTTTTGTTCTATGCGATTTGCCTTCCAATTTGATTACGCTTGCTGGCTTTGATGGTCTAGCCATATAAATTCCTCCTTTCCTTTCTCATTTTGGGAATAAATTATAAATCATGGTGGGGCGTCGGTGTGGTGAAATTGTCTGAAAATTCATTTCGAACCCCGGGCGGGTACCCTAACAAACTGGAAAATCGAAGTTTTTCTCTTGTTCTTTCGCAATTCGTAGCAACTCGCGTCTATCTATATCGCCTTTTTCTGCCATCTCATGATGCCTAGAGCACAATGTAATTAGGTTGTCATCGTCTAGTCTCTTCTCATAGTCCTCTACCAACGGAACTATGTGGTGCACAGATGTATCCTCTGTTTCATATTGTCTACTAGGGTTATGTAATCCTCTTGCGCATACTTGACAGCAATAGTTATCTCTGAATTTTATATCCTCTCTTTTATCTTGCCACTTCTTAGAGTTATGGAAAGAACGAGATTGTTTACTTTTTTCTGTCCTATATGACTGTCTCTCTCTAATCTTCTGTTCTTTCTGTTTGCACACATATTTGCTATCGTGAATTCTTCCGCAATAGCTACAAGACTTTAACATATCATCACCTCTTCAATTGCAGGAGAAGGAATCGAACCAACATTTCTAGATAAGGAGCCTAGCGAATTACCATTACTCTATCCTGCCAAATCAAATTAATAAAAGCCGCAACAAATTGTTGTCTGCTGCCGCTTTCGTGTTTGTACACTTTTCGTTTTTACCATACTAGCACATTTTCCCGTGACATTGAGTGACATTTTTATAATTTATCAAAATACCTTTTATGTCGTTGCTTACAATTGTCTTCTGTGTACTTTATTTTTCTCTGTGGGAAGATTTGATTCATTTGCTGTATGTATTCTTCCACTTGTGTTTGTTTCTCTAACAGATCTGTTTCTAACCGTTCCAATTGATCTATTTTCTTTATGTATGCGTTTTTCTTTAGCTCGATTGTCATCCGTGGTTTTCCTTCAACTCTTGCCGTTCCAAGTGATTTTCTTCCTTTCTTTCCACGGGATACTGTATCTATTACAGTTTCTTTATTGAGTTTTTCCAACGCTCTTTTATCTTTCTCTATCCTTCTTCGTAAATCTTTTATTTCCTCTTTCATATCTGCCACTTCATCTTTCTTTACAGACGGATATGCCACTCGGTAAGCCCGTGTGGCATTTAGATCAATCAAGTATTCATCTGCAAATATTTTCTGTTTTTCTGTCATAGGACCCACCACCTTCCAATCTATCAATTTCTATCTCTGGATACAATAGGAATCGAACCTGTGACATATTCACTACGAGTGAAGTGCTCTACCACTGAGCTATGTATCCATATTTGGGTATTAGAAAAGACGCCCTAATGGACGCCTTACATTTGTCTCATCTTCACATCAACTGCCTCTTTCCTGACATTGTGATGCCGGTTCTGATTCTCCGGCTTTACCTTCTCAGTAATGCTGTTGAATTCTTCATTGCTTTTCTTTCTGTTTAACTTCTCTTGATCCTTCTTATCCATTTCCTCACCTCGGATATAGTATGTGAGGAATGAGATGTTTTATGTATTGAAAAAGCACCCCGAAGGGTGCATATTTAATTGTTTGGTTCTTCATCTTTCTCTTTTTCTATAATTTCCATTACTCTTGTACCCGCGTGCATTTTGAAAAGCTGAAAAATGTTAAAAATAAAACTTTTTATCTCCCACATTATATAAAAAGCGAAAAAGAAATATAAATTTAACAATAGTATTGCTAAAGCATTGTTATATATTCTTCTTTCAAAACATACAAAATCATTTGGAACAGCTCCTAAGCACAATGACAAAAACAAATTCAAAAGTATAAAAAACAGGCACAGCATCATCAAATTTACAAACTCCTCATTAGTCTCTTGCAATTTGCTTTTGTCTTTACCATTTTTTTCAGTTTTGCTATTCAACATACGAATCAATAAGTCATCATTGACCAAAGCTTGAAAAAACACATATCCTGTAAATACAATTCCAAATATCGCCAATAATATAGCATTAATTTTTTCTACTGAATTTTCAAAAAGATCAATCGTATCTTCAGAATAGCCAATTAGCAATGCCGGAATCAATGCTACTAAGCAAATAAACAGGAATTTTTTAATCTCCTTTTTTGTGGGTTTTAAGCTCTCGAAAGATTCCAGCATTATTTGATCAGATGATTGAGGTTCAAGCATTTTTTGTAATAAATCAATGTCGATTTTTTTCATTCTCTCACCCTCCACATCCAATACTATTTTTTAATAAAACCTATTATTTTACTGCTGTTTCTAGAATATATTTCATTGTTATTTTCACTCACATATGTAATGCTTTCCAATTTTTTACCTTCTTCAATAATCTGTGATATTTCGTTTCTTAAATTCCCTTGTCGAATATCCAAATTCATACTCTCTGAAATTCTTTCATTTTTTATTCTTGTCTTTTTCTTCTTTCCGTCTTCAGTTCTATAGGTCACCTTGAATATCGGCTCTACAATCCCGTTAGATTTTTCAACTAAATCAATCACTTCTTCTATATTTCCAGGTGATTTTAAAATCAAATCTGTTTTCTTACAGCCCACTGCTCTTCTGACATCATTTGATATATCTCCTAATATCCCACCAAAATCAATATCTCCATTTAATGGATAAAATCTTAAGCACAGTTCATTAATTTTTTCCACTTCTTTTAATGATTCTACCAATTTTTTCCTCATTGGAATACCCACTACATTTAATATAGGTATCGGAAGTTCTTTTTTATTTTTTCCCTTTAAGCTCTGATTTTCCTCTTTAACAAATCTATTCAAAAAATCTTTCGCTGTTGCCTTAAAATTTTGAATTGTCGGACTTCCCTTTTGATTTTTAACAAATAGCATTCTATGATTCTTTAAATAAATCACAAATATCGAGAATGGTGCAGACGGGTATTTTTCATCCTTTTCAATTATATCCCAATTCTCATCCACATCAGATTTTACTTCTAAGACGGTTCTTTTAACTATTAAACCTGTTAAAACATATTCTCCATCTCTTGCTTCTTCTAAATTAATTTCCGTAAAAAAGAACTCAGAATCTCCTGCTTTTTTAATATACTTTGCAGTGAGTGCCGGCATAAAAATCGCATCAAAGTAATTTAGCAATGGTTCTTCACTTCCATTCTCGCCATAAAAAACCAAATTAAAGTTTGCAACCATACTACTTTTCATGTTCTCTTGTTTCATATTCTTTCCTCCACACACTTACATAAACAAAACCCTATAAACATAATACAAGATTTTTCATCATCATTCAACATGGTGTGACATTTATTTCACGTATGAAGTAAATCCATTATAGAACGTCTGTTCTTTTTTGTCTATTGACAAAATTCACAAAAAAGACACCTCACAATCTCTGCAAGGCGTCTCTCTCAATGTATGTGTGTTTTGGGAAGAAAAGTCTAAAGTTAATTATAACTTTTCTAGAATAATTATAGCACACTATTTTTGTGCTTTGTGTGCAAATTGAGATAATTCGTAATTTTTTTCGATATTACACTCCGTTCCAATCCGATAACCTCCGCAACCTCTCTCTGCTTTTTCCCTTCTACATACAGCAATTCAAAAATCTCCTTAATCTCTACATCCTCTATCCCGTCAAGAAACTCTTCCACCTCTTGAATCCCTGCTACTACCTGCAGGCGTTCCGCTTCTTTTTTCCTGATCTGCTTGTTTATTCGCTCCTGCTCATCCGGATCAGGTATCATCACAGATGTCCTAACTTCCGTATAGGGAAAATCTTTACTTGACCCACGAACCTTTCCCATCACTTCTCCTGCCGGCTCAGTCTCACAGAGTTCTGATATCCTCTCTTCTATACGCTTAAGTCTTGCTTTGTTCGGTCTGTACTTTTTCAGTTTTAACTTGTCCACCGGCACCACCTCCCTTAAGTCTTTCCTCATAAAAATCCGCCACACTACTATACTCTGCCAACTGTTTCCTCTCCTTGCGATGACTGCATGTTGTGTATGCTTTCCGCTGCATGTGCCACTTTGCGTTTTCACTCGGTCCTCGCTTTATAATATCATCAAAGGTATTTTCTTCGTCCAGCTTTGCTTGCTTCCGTGTTCTTCCATAGCTCAATTTATCACCTCTTTCTGTCGGAGCACTTAAGACCGTGCTCCGCTGTCCTCTAAGTATCGTCATCTTCAAACCACCGTTCGATTTCTAGCTGCAATCTCTCATTTTCATTGACCGGAAGTCCTAACGGTTTCCAGTATTTTATGATTCCAGCCGTCGCAAAGCTTGGTTCCCATTCTTCTTCGCACCCAATGCTTTCTAATCTCCATCGTTCCGAAACATCTAAGAAATAATCGCTTTCTTTATGCAACCAGTCCGCTTTTCTGTATTGATATATTCCCGGAGATTGATTGCTATATCTATGAATAATTACGCATAATTGCTTATCTAACGGCAAAGTATTGCAATTCATCGAAAACCATCCATCATCCGGGATATTAAAATTCACAATGCTCATCTCACACCTCCTACTCCTCTTTCACAAATCTTTAAAACTTCGTTCACAAAATCTATGATTTTCAAACACAATATCATCATAAATCCTGTGTATAGTAATAATCAAACAAAGACATTTAGTTTTTTATATAGATTTTCTTTTTCATAATTAGCCGGTCATTGTACCGGCTTCTCCTCTGTTTGTAGTTTCTTGGCTTGTACGGTTCCGGAAGTGGACGCCATGCTATACATCTTGCTTTTGTACCACTTACATCGCCACTCCAGTGCCCATCATATTGCCATCCAATACCATGCGTTTGAAACATTCTGTTGTATTCTCCATACCGGAAATATTCGTACCATACTAATACTTTCTCTCCACCTTCCGGCAATCTCTCTTCCACTGGAATCCAATCATCGGCTGCTTCATCCATGTGAGAACGGATGATTTCTGCAATTATATCAAGTTCTTCTAAAGCTCCTTTATTCCTACATGCATCTGTGATAGTTCCTCTTCTCTTTTCGTATTTCACAAGACATTCTCGAAAATTCACTCTTTCCTCTATCTCTTTCAAAATCTTCTCTAGTACGTTCATCGTTATTACCTCCATTTATTTTGATATCCATTTACATTCGACACAGAAAAATCCAAAGCCATATTCTTCTAAATTTTCTTTTGCGTTTTTGTTTAAATGCTCGCACCTTTTTTGGGCTTTCCGTTCTGATGTCCATACCGAATCTATGTGATAACATTCGTCATTGTTGTTGCAAGGGCAAATAACTATATATACTATTTTCATCATTCCACCTCCAACAGCTCTGGATTATCGAAAATATCCTTTTCTCGTGCTTTAACTGTACTCCAATCACAATCGAGTTCTTTTGCTATTTTGTTAATGCTATATCCCTTATCTAGCAACTCTTTAACATCGCTGATTGAAACATCTTTTCTGTGGAAAGGTTGTCTCGTTCCTTTTCTTGCATGATTCATTTCTAAGAGTCTATCCATCATCTTTTGAGTAATCTTTTTACCTTTATTATGATTACTGTTATGAACAGAATTTAATACAACAGACAAATTATTTTTAGAAGCATTTAATCTGTTTTCATCAATGTGATGTACCGAAAATTCTGTGGGTATTTTAGAATCCAACCAATACATCATTAATAATCTATGAATATGTATTTTATCTTTTCCGATACTTACAGCAGGATATTTCCCATGCATATAAATATGTTTAACTGAAGTAACTGGTGAATCCGAGTACCATAAAATAGCATTTTCTAATTCTTTATAATCTACAATTGCTTCACAATCATTTACAAAGTTAATTTTCTTCTGTTTCTTTACCGTCATTTAAACCTCCATCAAAAATATTTCCAACCACTTCTACATCTTCCGGCTCAACGGATTCTCCAAAGAAATGATTGTACATCCAACCTTTCTTGCTTAATACCCAGCTTGCCTTAAAATGATGCCATGATACCATTAATTTTTCATTTTCGCCTATACGCAAAATATCATTCTCCCAAATCTTATTGCCGTTCTTATCGGTAAGTCCTGTGTACTGGCAGAGGGTGTCGGAATCTACTTTCATCCATCCCCATTCTTCATTTCTGCTTACTTTGAATGGAACAAAAATCACATCACTAGGTCTTACATCATTTCCGATTGTTGTTTTGCAATAATACCCTTCCACCCATTCACCATTATCTTTTCTCTTTGCTTTAAAAAGTATTTCTCGCATCTCTACTCACTCCAATCTAATCTTTCATTCCTAATCTTCTGCAAACAGTGTTATATCCACAATTTAGTTTTTCAGCAATTTGGTTGATTGTTAACCCTTTGTTCCTAAGAGAAATCACTGTTTCTTTTGTAACATCACTTCTCGAAATAATATGTCGCATCCTGTTTCCAAAATTTCTTTTATACTCTTCTGAAACATATTGAACTAAATTATGTTCTTTTGTATGTAACGAATTTTTAATTACTTGAAGATTAGAAATATTATTATTTAATTTATTTCCATCAATATGGTGAACGTGAATTTCTGAATCGAAATTAAATCCAACAATATATTTCCCAATTATTCTATGTACCGACACCTTGTCATGCTTTATTGAAATTCCAGCATATCCACGATAAAGATAAATTTTGTATTCGTCTTTGGGTGTGATATTTCTTCTACTACATTCTTCTTTTATTGCTTTTTCTAAAATTGAATAATCTACTATGCAGTTACATGCATTTTCAAATTTCATCTAAACCTCCGAAATCTAGTCTCTGTCCGCACTCGTCGCAAAACCTCATATAACTTCTAAGTATTCCTCCGCATTTTGGACATTCCCCCACTCTGCATCCAATGGCTCCATTCACCCCGATGATAATCGGTTTCTTCGCCGTATCCCGTTCCTTCAGCTCCTGCACCTGCTTTAGCAGCTTTGCAGTCTGCGTCTTATCAAAATCATTAATCCGATTGTATTCATTCAAGATATCGCAGATAAACTTCCCAATTTTACATTCTGAACATATAATTTCTAAAGACTTTCCATCTGCCATGTGCGGATATCGGCACAGATTGTCACAGATATGCTCTGCAAATTCCGTTGTTATCTTATCCATCTTTGTCTCTTCATCAGTTTTTTCACCGTGATATTCTGTATATCTATCCATGTTTTTCCTCCACTTAATCAACAATCTCCGATTCCAATTCAACCAGTCTCACAGAATGAATGCACATCAACAGTTCTCTCATGTTAAAAAATTCTGCTTCTATCTGATCTCCAAAATCATCATAAAACAAGACACATAGCGTTCCATAACTATCAAATCGGAACCCTTTTTCTTCGTTTTCTGCAAGTTCTTCAAAGAGCTCTTCAATTTCATTCATCTCATCATAAAGACATACGGTATAAGGTCCATCTGTTCTAACTTCTGTTGTCACATATCGTTTAAGCCCCTCTTCTGCAACTAGCAAAATTTCATACATATATCTATACCTTACATTCATGCAACTGGATAATACTTCTGAGCACGTCAAACAACTCTGTGTTCTTATTTTCTTGGTCTTTTATAAAAACGACTCTACTTTTCCATCATCATAAACTCTTCCAACTGATTCCCCGTATGAATGTCCATACCATTCATTTCTTGTATCTAATGTTCCATTTTTCTTTATTGGAATTTCTTTCGGTAATTCTTCTACCAGTTCAATTTTATATTCATAACTCATGCTTTCTTCCTCCTAAAATTCAAATTTCACTTTCGGCGCTTTCACGAACGTTACACCGCACTCTTTTTGATTCTCCAGTTCTATTCTCCGTATCGCTTTCTGTATGGCGTTGTCCTTGTCTTTTACGTAAACATATCCATCCGGTGCATACAGACTTTTGACTCTTCCGTTTATCCTGTCCAAAATCGTCTGATATGCCATGTGGTTCTTGCGTCCCGCTTCTCTCGCAGATTTATAAAAATCAATGATTTCTCCGTTGTTATCAATCTTCACAACCGGGAACTCACTATCATTCCACGTACCTGTCATCTTTCCGAGTTCCAAACGAGTGGTGATTCCGATATTGTTCAGTGCATCGTCCGTCAGAATCCCATTCTTGTGATACGTCACATAACCTTGTTTCAGTTCTCCGATGAACGTGATCTGCATGAGTTTCATCACAACAACCTCTTTGCAATTCAACTTCACTGCTCGTCTTCCGTTGGAGCTCTTAGTGTACGGATGCAGGTCTTTGTATCTGCCATTCTTCAAAGCACGTCTGATATTGCCGAAGTAATTGATCTGATACTTTCCGCCGTATCCTGGTATGTCATACCAAGCATTCGGGTTTATCTGCTTGATTCTCAATTAAATTCCTCTTTTCTTCAATCGCTTTGTTGTCAACCTCCAATAAAGCAGCCTCCAACTTGTCGAAATCGTATCCCCTTGGCAAGAAATTGTTAAATCGATTTCTGTGCTCTGTACCTGCTCTCAATTCTGCAATTGTCGGCGCGAACTTATTCGCCTTGATGTGGTTTTCAAGCGTTCTCGAAACATCTTCATAGCTTGCATCCTTTAACATCTCATACCACAGATCAAATACTGCTTGGCTGTCAATCGGAGTATTTGTATATGCTGCCCTTATGGCTTTGACAATGTTCTTAAACTCTTCCCTTGTCACCAGTTATCCACCTCGCTTACTCGGTCGCGAATCCTCGTCTGAACTATTCCGTTTGCATGCGCCTTGTCGTCATAATTTCCATCCAGTACCTTTGCCATATTACCGTCCATGATCAGCCAGTCGAATGTAGCGGACCAGTTCCGGTTGTTCTGCCCTTTCAAGAAACTGCTCCCCTCTGCCTTTTTAAACAACATCTGAAAATCACTCAAGGTATAGCCTGTATTCATCCTTGCACGGACAGCCTTTTTCCGCCTCTCAGACATGGTCTTCAATGTCGGGTAAGATACACAGATGCTGTTGTACAAGTCGGAAATCGCCGCAAAGTCGATTTTTTCTTTAGATACGTTAGTATCTTTCTTTTTATTTTTAGTTTCTGTTTTATATTTATCTATGTCTACGGTTTCTGCTACTTGTTTTACTACCGCTTCTACTTCGCTTTTTACTACCGTTTCTACTTCGCTTTTTACTACGTTTTTGAAAGTGAAAGGTATTAATCTGTATTTGTTCGGGCTTCCTTTTTTGCCCTTTTGGTATTCGATTAAACCAGCTTTTAGGAGATCGTCTCGCACCTTTATAAAGGTTGCCTCACGACTCATTTGCATGGCTGCCATCAATCTCAGGTTATCTACTGTAACCCACTCAGGCCAGTTACACTTATTAGCCTGGTACATTAATCTGTACCACAGGAGTTGGGCGTCTCTGGTCAAGTAGTTATTTTCGAGCCATCGTTCGAAGGCGATAATCTCAGCTAAGTAATTCAAGCCATCACCTACTTCTTATAAATTTTCATAAAATCATCTAATGTCATTGTTACCTTCCACTTTTCACCATTTTTTCTGTGCATTACAACAGGTATTTCTCCATCTTTACTGTCTGAAATCGACTGCTGCATTGCTTTTTCAATATTAAGCGCTTCTACCCGCTTGCACTCAATATGTATTCCTGGTATTCCTACAACGTCTGCATCTCCATTAGAACCGCAGTATTGCTGTCCTCTTCGCGCTTCATAGCCATATTCCCTGAGTTTCTTTGCGAGTTCACGTTCTCCAGATGCTCCTTTTCTTCTGCTATTTGTCATTCCGGTTCTTCCTCATTTCCTGTGCATACCATATTTCAAGGCGTTTCATTTCGAATGCAACATTCATACACGCCTGCTTACTTTTTAACTTATCTATTCTAGACTTGTTCTGTCTCATATATATTTTATACTCTGCTTCATCTATCTCATTTCCCGGAATCGGTCTGTAATACCCGTTCTTTCCGGAAATAATACAGTCACCGTTATGATTTGCATGTTCAATCAATGCTCGCAGTTTTCTGTCAACATTCAGATCATCTGGTCTCCCTACCGCGTTTCGATGTCCATCACCAATTCTGTTAAATATCATTTCTGCAAAACTCATTGCATCACCCCTTTCTCCTCCCACTCAGCATTGTGTAGCAGGAGGTATTTGGCTTACGTTTTGTGATATACTATTCTGCCATGAACGGTTTACGAGTTACTCTATAGCAAAGGATTTTCCCTTACTAACTTCTGTAAAAAAATTCTTGCCGGAACTGTTCTTCTGTTCCGTAGTGTTCCAAATAATACGCTTTGCAGCGTTTCTTTAAATCCTTATCTATCTTTCCTGCATCTTTCCCTCTATGTACTCCATTTGGATGCAAATCCGGTCTTAACGGAGCAATAAAACCATAATCTTCGCACAAATCTCTCTCGTTTGACGTGTGCGAGAAAATATGATGTCTTTCCACCCCGTACTGACCGGTATACATACAGTGATCCATATCGTCTGTAAAAATGCTCCATAGCCTTTTAGCCAAAATCCACACCGTACCTTTCTTTCAAAATTCTCTTTTCGTCCGGTGATGCAATATCGGCATCCGGCATACCTGCATCTTTGCAACACTGCACTAATCCATCAATCAATCTAGCCATTTCTTCTGTGTTGTACGTGTGCGACCCTCTTAGCAATTTGTATGTCCGGTACATAATACCGTCATTTCCCTCTCGGACTTGCGAAGTCGCTTGTAGGTGGTAGTCTGTTGCGTTCTTGACCTTTTTCTCTGCCTCTTCCGTATCCGGAATCGTGATGTATACTGCTTTATTTCCGAACAGCTCAACTTGTCCATATCCGCAAAGTAACATATTATGCGCTTCCGGATTTGATAAGCCTATCTTTTTTGCTAATTTGGTAAGCAGTACCCAGTAGTATGCATTTGCATCAAGACTTCTCTTGCGCCTGTATGGCTTTATTTCAAGGCTTAACTTCTCGTAGTCCTTAAGTTCTTCGTATGCCTGCCGAAAATCCTCGACAGGCTCAAATAGCAATATTGGCTTTCCAGTTGCAAAATCAATTATTGGCTGTTTCAATTCCCCTGTAAGTTTCACTACTCATCACCGTATTTCTTCTTAATTGCATTCAGCATCTTTGCCGCTTCTCCTTCGGTTAAGGTCTCACGCGTCCTTCCATTTCCACAAATCCATGCATCCAAATCGATGCCGTGGGAAATACACAGCTTTTCCAATGTTTTTATTTTTGCCGCGGATGCTTGGTTATCCGCTGTTTCCGGGATTTGCGCTTCCATCTTGTCATATTCTTCTTTTAGCCATAAATCGAAACCTAATCCGGTATTAATAGCAACACACTTTACAAACGCTCTACACATACTGTTCCACACTCTCTGTTGCGACATTGAGTTGTCTTTGACCGGACTCGCCCCATTCATCACTGGGGTCTGCATCTCGTATACATTATTATCAATTAATACTCGTATGCGCGTCTCGTAACATCGGTTTGTATTCCCTTTGGAATCTGTAAAAACAGTATCGGTCATTCTTAGACTGCAACCTGTCTTTTCATCAGGTATCGCTCCCCATTCCACTTTTGTCGCCCCATTTTTTCTGAGTAAGTCAATACACATTGCCCAATTCAGATACAGTAGCCCATCTCGTTTCTCACAATATGGCTTCACATCTATTTTTCTAAGCTCATCATAACTTTTAAGCATTTCCTTCCTCCTCGTGTATATAGTTTCCCGAGTAAAACCACTCAACAAACTCTTTTTGTAATTCCTCATCCCATTGCATCTGCTCTAATGCATATTGATAAGCGTCACAATCATTTATGCATGTTCCTTTCTCTTGTCCGGCAATACCTATGTACATGCAATCAACTCCTTTAATGCAAATTGTCCGTCTTTTTCCTGCACAAACAGCTGCTTACGTAGATTTTCTGCCTCCTTGCGCTTTTCCGTGCAGTCACACTTCTCGCCCGGGTCCAAATTTGCCCCGCAACTTTGGCATACATACTTATGCATTTACATCGACCTGACTCTCTTTAAACCCGAACTTGACAAATCCATGCTCGTACGTTGCTTTCTCCTTGTCGTACTTTGATACATCTATGCCACGTCTGATCATCTCTTCCCACGCAAGATCAAAAAGTTTTTCCTGATTCAAATAGAGCCAAATACCGCTTTTCTCGTCTTTTGAATTGCGATTGGCACCGTGCGAATCGAAAATCTGACTCGTATCATTTCTAAGCTGCTGATATACAATCAACGGCATTGTTACCGTTCCTTCTAATTGTTCCATTGACTTTCCCTCTCTTCTGTTTTACAATTTAATTGTGTTTTTAAACTTGTGCCCGAAAAAGGTCTGCAAACCTTGGGCACTTTTTTAGAATCCCATTGTAGTTAAAAACGTAAGACATCTTCCAACCACCATTCCAAATCCAAAGATCGTAGCCACAACTGCTATGATTGCATATATCTTGCAGCATAACTCGGCTTTCAGCTTGTCCTTCTTTTCCTGTCGTATCTTTTTCAGCATTGCTTGATTTCTCTTCTCTAACATCTCATTACTCTCAAGCAGCTCATGATAATATGTAATCGCATCCTGAATCTCCTTCATCTGCTCCTCTGTTTTAATTTCTTCCATCTTTCCTTCTCCTTTTCTTTGCTCGATTTTTGTTGCGTTTGTATCTTAGATACTCTTTGTATGTCACTGCTTGTCCTCACCTCCTTCAAGTCTCCGGATTGCCTCTTCCCTGCTGATTCCAATATACTTTGCAACATCCGTTATTGTTGATTCACAAAATCTTTTGTTTCCACGCTTTACCACCCTTCCAAAGTGCCAAACATTATTCCGGATATTATATCTTGCTTGATTCACCGTACAACCGATTATCTTTGCGATCGCTGGTGTTCTGATAATTTCACTCACGCTTATCACCTCCTACTCTAAGAAATACTCAATGCTTACGCCGAAGTAATCAGCTACCTTTTTCAACTTATTAACGCTTGGAGATGATTCTCCCCACTTCTTAATTGTTCCATTTCCAAAACCAAGCGTTTTCTCAAGGGATGAAATTAAAATTCCTTTTTCTGATGCTAATTTTGAGATTTTTTCAAAAATCATAACTGCCTCCTTCCTATATTTCATCTTGTAGACAACTGCATATATGAGTGATAAAATAACCTTGTTACACTTAGATAATTTTCTCAAGGCTTATTAGCTGGAAAGGAGTTGCCAAGGGGTAACATTTTAAAGGATACCTCCAGGAAAGGAGGTGGAGCTCAAGGGAATTTTTCAAAAATATTCTCGAATGCATTGTACTTATTTTACAGATTATAAAAATCTTAGATGAATACGATTCATAAGAGCTCTTTCAGCGCCTAGGCTTAACTGTTTGGGTGCTGAAATCCAGGTATCATTCTTTCTAAATCTGAAAATCCCATATATTGTACTCATTCTTCAAATTGTAAAATTTTTAGATGATCACGATATGTAAGAGTCTCTCCAAGTGACTGTCTGGCTTAAAGATAGTCACTTGGAATCTTTACGTTTACCCATTTTTATACCGTTATATATGCAGTTGTTATTTATAAAGAGAAAATAATCTATTTTCTATTGACATTCATTAGAAAATATTCTAATATAGTATTAGGCAAATGAAAATTTTCTAGTACAGCTTTTTTACTTTGGCGAGTTTTTGGCTGTTTTCTTGATGTTTATGAGATTTTTTTCTCTTTACATCTTTTATAATACGAGAATATTTTCTCTTTGTCAACACTTTTCGAGAATATTTTCTCGTATTTTTAAAAGGAGGCATAATATGACGTTAAAAGAGCGTATTAAATCCTTGGCAGATGCCAAAGGAATTAGTTTGCCAGTATTAGAATCTAAATTGGGCTTTGGTAATAGCACAATTGTAAAATGGGATAAGTCAACACCAAATGCAGAAAAATTAAATAAAGTAGCTCAATATTTCAATGTAACAATGGATTACTTGTTGAATGGTGAATCTTCTACTGATAATTTCGATAGTTCCGATTTAAACGACAAGGATAAAAAAGACATTGCAAAAGATTTAGAATCCATCATGGATAAGCTAAGCTCAAGAGAAGCCGGTCCTGCAAGCTTTGATGGAAATGATATCCCTGAGGATGACCGTGAACTATTTGCTACACAATTAGAAGCCATGCTTGTTAGATTAAAGAAAATCAATAAGGAGCTGTACAACCCAAACAAAAATAAGAAGTAGGTGTTACACATGAGCAGGGATATTAAAAAGATTGTTCTGAGCCTTATAAAAAAATATAATACCCAGAACCCTTTTAAATTGGCAGAAGCACTTAAAATTGAATATATTATTGGGTCTATTGGGAAATGCAGTGGATGCTATTTATACATTAAGCGGCACAAGTGCATTTTTATCAATGAGGATTTATCTGATAGTGATATGTGGCTCGTTATGGCTCACGAATTAGGTCACGCTATTTTGCATAGAACAGAAAATTGCTATTTTATTCGGAATAAAACTTTCTTGTCTACTGCATGGATTGAGAGGGAAGCCAATACTTTTGCCGCTGAATTGCTCATACCAGATTCGCTTATATATGAAAACCCATGTATGACGAAAAATCAGTTGGCAAGATTTGCCGGATATAACAAAAAAATTATGGATTTCAAAAGTTTAAATTGATTCCATATTTATATTTAAAGAAAGAAGGAAAAGATATGAGAGAGAAAAAAGGTCGTAGTTTAATCGAAGATCCTAAAGATTTTGTAATTATCGATATTGAAACAACCGGATTGATGCCGGATTGGGACAATATTATAGAAATTGGATCGATTAAATATAAAAATAATATCGAAGTCGAAAGATTTTCAACTCTTATAAAGCCTCCAGCTTACGATGATGGATCTTATATTGATGATTACATCGTTGAGCTCACAGGTATCACTAATGAAATGCTGTCAACCGCTCCAAGTGTAGAAGAAGTACTTGCTGATTTTGATTCTTTTATAGGAAATTCCGTACTAATCGGTCACAATGTTAATTTTGATATTAATTTCTTATATGATAACTTCGAAGAATATTTAGATAAAACACTCTCCAATGACTTTGTAGATACAATGCGACTGTCTAGAAACTTGCACCTCAACGAAAAACATCACAGGCTTATTGATTTATGCCAAAGATATGAATTGGACTATTCTTCTTCCCATCGTTCTATTAATGATTGCGAGTTAACTTATTCGTGTTATAAATGTTTGCTGTCAGAAATTAACGATAAATTTGGGAACTTTGATTCTTTTATAAAAAAAAGAAAAACTTATTCTCATGGAGTACACGCTAAAGACATTCAATCAAACAATGTAGAATTCGATGTTACTCATCCATTGTACGGAAAAGTGTGTGTTTTTACAGGAGTGCTCGAAAAGATGCCAAGAAAAAATGCTATGCAGATTGTAGCAGATCTCGGAGGAATTAATGGTGACAATGTGACTAAGAAAACAAACTTCTTAATTCTCGGAAATAATGATTATTGCAAGTCAATAAAAGATGGGAAAAGTAGCAAACAGAAGAAAGCTGAAAAGTTAAAGCTTAGCGGACAAGATATTGAAATTATCCCCGAATCAGTATTTTATGATTTAATAGAATCTGAATAATAAAAAACCGCCCCTGCGCCAACAGGAACGGCTTATATACACCCGAAGATGTACATCCATATTGCAAGTTATATTGTATCATCTTCGAGACAGTTTAACAATCAGAACATGCATTCTGTTTGTTAGCTGTTATTTTTATACCCAAAATTCAAAAGGAGATGATTTCATGCCAAGAAGAAAGAAATATCCAAAATTACCAAACGGCTACGGGCAAATTCGCTATTTAGGCTCTAATCGGCGTAATCCCTACGGTGTTTACCCTCCTGCTACGGAAGAGTATCCAAACGGCCAAATGAAGCCACAGAAAGCACTCTGCTACGTTCCTGACTGGACAACAGGCTTTGCAGTCCTGACTGCATATAAGGCAGGAAACTATGTCCAAGGAATGGAAAAAGAGCTTGCAGAAATTAATGACAACCAAAACACAGATAAATTTATCCAGACGTTGCTTGCAAATTACAATCTGATCAGAGGAAACGATAATAATGCAGAGGATTCTTTAACTTATAAGGATGTGTTTTTTAGATTTTACAATAGAAAATTTGGACATGGATTTGAAGAGAAAGGTGTGAAACGCAGTAGTATGGAATACGCTTTACGAGCCGGATTTAAAAATTCAGAAGCACTGCACGATAAAATATTTACGGATATCACATCAGATGATCTGCAAGAAGTGTTGGATAATTGTCCATTAAAACACGCAAGTGTTGAGCATATACTGAAACTGTATCGTCACATGTATAAGTATGCTATGGCAAATGATTTATGCGAAAAGGACTATTCAATATTTATTGAAATTACACAAGAAGATGATGATGAACACGGAACACCTTTCAATGATTCTGATTTAAAAAAATTGTGGGATACAAAGGAAAATGACGTTTCAGAGATGTTACTGATTATGTGCTATTCGGGATTCAGGATAACAGAATACAGGAGTCTTGAAGTAAATCTAGAGGAAAAGTATTTTTATGGTGGAATAAAGACTACTGCTGGTAAAAATCGTACGGTTCCAATCCATACTGCTATTTTCCCACTTGTTGAACGCAGGATTAAAAGACAGAAGAAACTATTGTTAATTTCAAATCACAATTTTCGACTTGAAATGTATGATTGGCTAGAAAATTTGGGTATAGAAAAGCACACACCGCACGACTGTCGACATACATTTTCAACCTTATGCGAAAAATATAATGTAAACGAAAATGACCGCAAACGAATGCTTGGACACTCTTTTCAAGACGTTACAAACAAAGTCTATGGTCACAGAGAACTCGAAGATTTACGAATCCAAATAGAAAAGATAAGAGTGTGATTTGTTGTAAATGTGTTGTAAACCGTGTTGAAATTTGATGCTATTTGATGCTACCTAATTCAATATAATATAACTAAAAAATCCCCGTGGTTGACACGTTTTCCCCGCATTTCCCTCAACCACAAGGATTTATTCAATAACTGAAACTTTTACACTTTTGTAAGGTTCAAAATGACTGGTTTGATTTGCTTTT